TCCTTTAATAGGGTTAGGGTTATGTTTTAATAATAATCAGACAAACTATCTATTGTCAAATCCTGATCTTTGTTAGTCAGCGACAGGGCAGATGTAGTTAGACGGTTTGACCCATCCTCCCTCACTCCGCAGTCGCTGGCTAACGAAGATTACGATTAGCCTTTAACCATACCCGCCATCGCTTTTTCCATCGCTTGCTTGGCCTTCTCTGGTGTGGAGAAAAACGCTTCCAGTAACATATAGTTTCTTAACCTTGCTTTGAGGAATAGATCGTGGTTGGTGTTGTGCTTGGTTTCAGTTAGCTCTTGTTCTACTGCGTCTTTCATAGAGGCAATGTAAGCCTTAATACCGTCAATGTTTAGTTTGCTCTGCTCAAGGGCCGTCATCCATGAGTTAAGTGTCTCCCTCTCTTGAGTGGTTAGCTCCTCATGCTTTAACCCTAGCTTCTTTAGTATTTCTTCTGTTGTCATACTTGTGGTTGCTGTGGAGGCATAGCGAGAGCGGGAACCTGCCCTGCACCCACCCCCGCCATGCCAGCCATCAGCATATCTTGCTGTTCTGACTCAAACTCCATTATATCATTGATATTCTCCGGATCAAGGTCGGCAAACTCTAATAGCTTCCTCTTGTAAATCTCATCCAGTTTAAAGTTGTTCGGCATGAACATCTTGGCGGCATTAAGTTTCTGTAGGGTTTCAGAGTCTTGAGCGTCTTTCTCATCCTGACTCCATACCTTTGTTTGATAGCCTGATTCAGTCATCCAGTCATTTGGCTCAATCTCTTTACCATAGATGTCATTAGTGTTTCTACCTTTCTTGTAAACCTTAACTGCGTCTATCTTGTCCTTGCCCGCTTCAATCAGTTTAAGGAACATTCTGCCCCTTTCCTGCCATGCTGGGGTGTAGAACTTAGACATACCTTTAATTCTCTCCTTAGCCTCACCAAGAGCCAGCTGAACCTCACCTAGCGTTACCTGACGCTCTGTTTGCACCCCTTGCTGTGTAGGGGTAGCACCTGTCGCCTTCTCTGCCATTTCAAGCAGGAAATTCATCTCATCTAGTGATTCTGACAGATCGGGGATTTCTACTTTCTTTAGTATGTCATCTGGCTTACCTGGTAGACCATACCAACCCCAGGGGATTGGGTTAAATGTTTGAGGATTAAAACTGTCACTAGCTGTCGTGTCATAGTAATGCATCCCAAAGTTTCTCAAGGTTCTGTTCTCTACCAGCTGGCTAAACCAGCTATTTAATACCTTGTTCGGCGTTCTAACGATGTCGCCAATGCTATCACTCCAGAAGTCTTGCCTCTCCAGATCATCGGCCCAGGTGTTGTAAGGGAAATGGTTTCTCCAGTAATTGTCTTTAGTCGTTCCAATCACTTCTTCAAGCGGTTTCTTGCTTAATATCTCCATGTCCTCTACCTCTACATAAAGATAAAGTTGTTCGTCCTCACTACCTTCCCTGTGATAAACGAAGTGTAAGCACAATTCTACATAAGTTTCACCAAGCACGGGGCTATCTACATCCTCAATCCCCATTTCCTCCATCTTCTTGTTCTTCTCTGTTGCCATCTCTTTGTTACTGCCAACCTTGATAATCCCGTGTTCACTAGCCGCCCATTGCTTGATCCGTTTAACCGCCTCCTGATCGTAGTTAGGGTCATTCTCAAGCTCTGCTAACGGCTTGTAGATGTGAGTGTGGATCAAAAACCTTGAAGAGTGAATGTCAATCGGGTTGGCATGGCGTGATATGAGAATATCCTGTGGGTCCTGAACCGTCATCTTGATCTTGCCATCCACTATCTGCCACTGGTCGAAGCTCCTGCCAAAGAGGAATACCTGGCGTTTATCTACAATATCCTGAAGTTCCAGCTTGTTGTCCTCCACTACCGTCTTCCAGTATTCATTCTGAAACACCTCTGCCTCTTTGTCATTGTCACGGTTCTCGAAGTAAAGCACGGGCATATCATCTACATCCTTAAGCAAGGTTCTGACTGTCTGCTTCATTAGCGGGATATTGACTGACTGGCGTTGGGTAAGCCGATTCAAAGTCACTTTATCCCTATATAGCGTGTAATTTTCTAACCAATCTGCTTGCCTTCTTTCTCTATAATTATACCCAGACTCCTTATTTAGCCTCAACATCTCGAGTTCGGGATTTTCTTGTCGAAGTTCTTCCATAACTCAACTCTACACACCAAAAGTAGTTTAAGTCAACTACCCAGGCAATCCCTCGAAGTAAGGCTTAACTCCCCCTGGCTCGTTTGGTTTCCAGTCTATCTTTTTCGCCTCATAACTGACAGCGAAGTATCTGAAAGCCGCCATCAAGTCAAAGTGCCCGCCAGTGGGGTCTCCACTCTCATCTAACACTGGCAGGATATCGCCAGTTGCCGTCTCTCTCCACTTCAAGTTCTCAATCTGTCTAATGAAGTTCTGGTTCTCTGGTGTGTCAAAGACAAAGAGACTTGGGGCGTTCTGTATCTTCCTATCATCTGGCAAGTAAACCTCTTTCCCCGGATGAGCTTTCAGCTTCTCATTAACCTTCTCCACTCCATACTCCACCCACCCCTTGAAGTTCTGGCCTATCTCTTTGTTAGCCTTCTGGATATGTAGATTATGTTGTTTGAACTCTGTGAACCACTGACCCCCGCTTGGGTCGCCAAAACTCATCACTTGGCTCAACCCGTAATCACTTGCCAGTATCGCTTCAGCGTGTCCCTTGATGTCCCTGTGGCTATCCATGTAGCAGGAGTCAATGAACCAATTACCGTCATTATCTATTCTCACTCTTGGTGAAGCAGTGAAATGAGCTGAACCATAGTCAAAGCCCCTGCCAACCTTCCACTCCTTTGGCACATCAAAAGGTTTAATGATATGAATTTCTCTATCCCAGGGCTTGTGGGCTAAGCCAGTAAACTTCCTGAAGTCGGCCATGTATTCTTGGGCGAAGGTGTCCTCTGATAGTTCCTCTTTGGCACTATCTAGCTCTCCTTTGGGAATGAAGGGGTTATCGTACGAAGTGAATCGCCAGGACTTATAATCGGATACGCTTTCATCTTTTCCTTGTCCAAGCTCAAAGATATCATAGAAGTGATTAAATCCCTTTGGCGTGGAGATAAAGATGGCTGGAGCTTCATAGTCTGTAAGCGTAGGGCGTAGCACTTCCGACCATAACCATTCCCAATTTCTAATGCTAGCGATTTCGTCGATGACCAGGCCTCGTAACTTAACCCCACGAAGGGCATCAGGATTCTCAGCTCCTTTAAGCTCAATGATACTGCCGTTATGAAGCGTGAAAGATAGTTCGGTCTCATTTTTCTTTTTTATCCATGCTGTTGGTATCTCCTTTTGGAAGTCCCGCCAGTGGATCATCTTTGACTGCTTGTAAGTCGGGCTGACAATGAAGTAAAGGCCAGGCTTCTCCGCCCAACTCAAGACAATCATTCTTGATAAAGTACTTTTGCCCCACCTTCTGCCAGCGCATATTATTTTAAATCTATGCTTATCAAGCGCCACTTCATACTGGCCACCAGAGTGTAGTGGGACTTGTAGTTTATCATCCATTTATTTTCCTCGAGTGAAGGCAACACCAATTTCTACTTTGGTTAAATTAGTTGGCGCTTCATTCATTCCATGATTAACCTTCAATAAAAATATCGCCATTGCCGCATTCACTTCTTTACCACCATACATCCCGTCATTCATTAACTGAACCTTCTGTTTTCCTGCTATCTTTTTTATTGTGTCGGAAAATTCAGGATATTTCTTGGCCCATGCGTATACTGTATCCGTATTCACATCGAGATGGATTGCCAGTCCCTCTACCGTCGGCAGTTCCATTTGTTCTTTGCCAACCATCAAAAAATACTCCTCTATCTTCCCAAAAATATCAGGAGTGTATTTGGTTGGTCTCCCTACTGGTCTTTTCGCTATTTCTTTTGTCATGCCTACACCTCAATCTTTCCTAACTATCGGCCTTAAAACGACCTCACACAATCGCTTGTAGCGAGAGTTTCAAGACCTCAAGCACTATTGATACCTCTTAATTAACTACCTCCAAAGCTATCCAATCAACTCCCATTAAATCTGCTTCTGAAAGCACCCATTGGTAGTCTTTGCCATCCTCTTTGTTGAGCATTAGGAAACCATCTTTAATATAGCCAAAGATCTTTTTGTTGTTCCACTCCAGCTTAGTAATCATTCGGCCTTCAATCACTGACTTCAGGGCCGTAGGGAAATCAAGCCTTGTTTCTTTGAATAATGGTTTTCTTGTGTTTAATACTGGGCTATGTCCTCCTGTCATTTCTCACCGCCTTTCATTTATCCAAATCATTAAATCGACAAGCGGGTAAATCATAAACCAGCCCGCCATGCCAACTGCGATAACAATAATAAGCAAATCAACCCCTATCCTACCAACACTCTTTAAT